ACAGTAAAATTAAACGAAGGAACAAATAACGGTACAAACTTTATAGGTTTAAAAGCTCCAAATGCCGTTACAGCTTCAAAAACATTTGTATTACCAGACGGAGATGGTTCAGCAGGACAATTCTTAAAAACAGATGGTTCAGGTAATTTAGATTTCGCAACAGTCAATCAGTTTATTGATTTAGCTGGTGATTCAGGAACAGACACTTATAATACTGCTGAAACACTTACATTTGCTGGTGGCGCTGGTTTAGTTCAAACGGTAACAGACAATACAGTAACAGTTACAGCAACAGCATTAACAAATTCAAACTTATCAGGTAGTGCAGGAATAACAAATGCTAACTTAGCTACACCTACAATTACTTTAGGTTCATCTACATTAACATTAGGTGCAACTACAACTGACATTGCAGGTTTAACTTCTTTAGTTGTTGATAGTATTACAATCAATGGTTCAACATTATCAACAAGTTCTAGTAATACAGATATTACTTTCTCTCCTCATGGCACAGGTACAGTTAAAGTACCAAGTGGTTATGAAGATAGAGCAGGATTTACAACTGACTCATTAGCAAACAAAGCTTATGTTGACCAAGTTGCACAAGGTTTAGATACTAAACCATCTTGTAGAGTTGGTACAACAGCAAACTTATCAGCAACTTATTCAAACGGTACTGCTGGTGTTGGTGCAACATTAACAAACTCTGGTACGCAAGCTGCATTAACAATTGATGGTGTAACTATGGTAGCAGCTGATAGAGTTTTAGTTAAAGACCAATCAACAGCCGCTCAAAACGGTATCTATGTTGTAACAAATATTGGTTCAGGTTCATCAAATTGGATTTTAACAAGAGCAACTCCTGAAGACCAACCAGCAGAATTAAGTGGTGGTTCTTTTGTATTCGTAGAAGAAGGTACTGCTAACGGAGATAACGGTTATGTATTTACACATACAGGTGCTCCTACTTTTGGTACAACAGCATTAGATGTAACACAATTTTCTGGTGCAGGTCAAATTACAGCAGGTGCAGCTTTAACTAAATCAGGTAATCAAATGGATGTTGCCGTTGACGGTTCATCTATCGAAGTTAACGCAGACGCATTAAGAGTTAAAGCATTAGGTGTTACAAATTCTATGTTAGCAGGTAGTATTGACGGTGCAAAGATTGAAAACTTTACCTTTACAGACGAAAGTTCTACACAAGGTGCAACTCAGATAGGTATTCCTATGGAGTTCTTAGCTGGCGAAGGTATCAATACAGTCGCTTCAGGACAAACACTTACAATTACAGGAGAATTAGCAAGTAACTCTAATATAGGGGTTGCTAGTTTTCATTCAGATAACTTTACAACCAGTTCGGGTGTCGTAACGGTTACAACAGTTGACGGAGGTTCATTCTAATATGAAAAATTTATGGAAAAAAATTAAAAGTTTTATTACAAAACCTTATATGAAACCATTAGTGTTAAAAGATGAGGTTAATTTAAAAGAATTAAATAAAAAAACAAAAGCAGAATTAGAAAAATTAGGTAGAAAAGTTGGTATTGAGTTAGACAAAAGACTAACAAAAGATAAACTTATTAAACAGATTAAAAAAGCTTGTAAATAATGGCAACAGTATTAAAACTAAAAAGAAGTGAAGTAGCACAAGCAGTACCATCAGGAGGTTCATTAGTTGCTGGTGAAATAGCAATGAATGTCACAGACGGTAAGTTTTATACTAAAACATCCGGTGGCACAGTTAAAGAAGTTGGTGGTGCAGGTTCAGTAACATTACAAAATGTTATGACAAATGGCGCTACTACAACAACTAATTTAATTTTAGACCAAGGCGCAAAATTAGTTTTTGAAGGTAATTTAGCAAACTCTTATGAAACTTTTTTAACAGTTGCAGAGCCAACTGCTGATAGAACAATTACATTACCAAATCAATCGGGTACGGTTGCAATGGACGGTGACGCTTTAGCGTACGGAATAGTATTCGGGGGATAGTAAATGGCTAGTACATTTAAAAATGCAGGACTTGATGTTGGTGTTTTAGATAACTCAACAGGTAATATGTACACAGCAGGTGGTTCTGTTTACGCAGTTGTTCATGCAGTTTATATTTCTAATAATCACACAACAAATTCAGCCAAAGTAAATGTTAAAGTTACAACAGATGGTGGTTCAACTTTTTTTCATGTAGGTAAACACTTAGAAGTGCCGGCGAGTAATACTTTAGTTTTAGATAAACCTATAAATTTAGAACCAAGTGATATTTTAAGAATTTATGCTGACCCTAATCCAGATAGTTCGTCTGTAGATGTCGAAGCTTATGCTAGTATATTGGAGATTAGTTAATGGCAACTTTAGGATATTTAGCACCACATAGCACACAAAGTACAGAGGGTTTACACGCTCTTAGAAGAACAACTGAGGGTCTTTTATATTATACTAAGATAAATAAAGATGGTGGTGATAGTGTAGATTTTGAAAGTGGTTCTCCTACAGACAAAAGAGTAGATGTTCAATTACCTACAACTGGTAGTTATGTTGATGAAAATTTAGAATTTCAATCTATACAATATTTCACAGGTGACGGTTCAACATCAACTTTTACTTTAACAACACCAGTATTAGATAATACCAGAATTGCAGTTTATGTAAATGGTGTACAACAAAATTTAACAGAGGTTTGGTCATTCGCTTCAAATGTAGTTACTTTTGTAATTGCGCCTTTTAGTAATGCTCAAATAGCTGTTGGTTATATTAATAAAAAATACAAAAATAACACAAACGACTTTTATCATCAATATAGATTTGAGGACGGTGACGCAACTTATTTTATAGATGATGATGGTTATTTTATAAAAAGGGAAAATAGAAGTAGAGGGGCAACGGCCTTGACAAGTGATGACTTTACTACAGCAGAGGGTAGTACATATCCTGTAGTAACAACAACTTGGCAATCAGCGTCCTAACTTGTATAAATAGTAGTATTACAAAGGTAAAACATGGCAGATTTTAAACTAGGAAGAATTAAATTTAAATGGAGAGGAAATTGGGCTGCATCCACTTCCTACTTAATTGATGATGTCGTAAAATATGGCGGTAATTCATATGTTGCTATAAAAAATCATACATCTCCTAATAATGAAAACATATTTTATACAAGTCCAGAAACCTATACAAATTTATGGTCTCTTCAAGGAGAGTCATTGTTTTTCAAAGGCACATATGGCAATTCTACATGGTATAAATTAAACGATTTAGTTAAATACGGACAAAGACAATATCGTTGTACAACTGCTCACACATCTTCATCAACAGTTTTAGACACATCAAAATTTGAATTATACCTTGAAGCATTAGATTACAAAGGTAACTATGCAGTATCAACTTATTACAAAGTAAATGATGTTGTAAAATATGGTGGTGCTCAATATAAATGTACAACTGCTCACACTTCTTCAGGTAGTGCAGGTGCATTTGACGAAACTAAATTTACAGAATTCACAGAGGGTTTACAATTTGAAGACTCTTATAATGCTAGTACAGTTTATCAAGACGGTGATGTTGTAACTCACGGAGGTTATGCTTATGTAGCTACAACAGAGGTAGTAGGTGTTACACCAGTTGCTTCAGCTTCACAATGGGATACATTAGCACCAGGTTTTAATTCAAGAGGTACATGGTCAACAGGTAACACTTATGATACTGGTGATACAGTAGAGTTTAGTGGTTGGACTTACGCATGTAAACTTGATACACCTAGCACAGGATTAACTTATTATCCAGGAAATACTACTTATTGGGATGTATTAGGAGAAGGATTTAAATATCAAGGTGATTGGTCAGGAGCTACAACATACTATAAAGGTGATGTAGTAAACCATTCATCAAGTTCATATGTTGCAGTAGCACACAGTTTTACATCTACAACACCAGGTACAGACGCAAGTAAATGGAAACTTTTAGCACAAGGTGATAGTGGTGCAGTAATGACCACAAGAGGTGATATTATTGTTAGGGACGCAACTCAAACAACAAGATTGCCAATAGGTGTTCCAGGTTCTTATTTAACAACAGACGGTACGGATGTTTCATGGTCAAATGCTGAAGGCGCTAATGTTAAGTATGTTGCAAATTCAGGTTCAGATTCAAATGTAGGTACACAAGCATTACCTTATAAAACAATTAATTATGCATTATCACAGGCAACTTCAGGTGATATTTTAGAAATTACAAGTATTGCCGGTGGTACAGGTGGTATTCCAGGGACTTATAATGTTACTCAATCATCAACAGATGGTTCAGGTATAGGATTTACTGCTAGAGTTGTAACAGATGGTTCATCTACACCAACAGTAACAATTACAAGTGGTGGTTCAGGACACGCAGCTGGTGATACAATTACAGTTACAGGTGCTCAATTAACAACAGATAGTTCAACAGTAGTTAATTTAACTTTTGATGTTGTTTCTGCTTCAGTTGGTGATGTTATATACATTAAAAACGGAGTTTACAGAGAAAATTTACCATTAATAGTTCCAGCAGGTGTTACAGTTCAAGGTGAATCTTTAAGAGGCACCGAAGTTAGACCTAATACAGGCACAGGTTCTCAAATTAAAACAGTTTCAATTGCCGGCAATATTTCAGGTGCTACAGACGGCACAT